GCTTCACGAAATAAAGGTTATATGATGTTTGCGATAGCATGGCTGGGAATCATTGCGCTAACTGAAAAACAAATTCCGTTAATCAGTGAAAAAATAGTTAAAGATACGTCTGATGAGTATTCACGTTTAGGCAGTATTTTTTCTAATAACGTTAAAAAGTCTTCGATTAAATACACCGATGAATCGTGGAAACAACGGCTGTGGCTTGATAGTGATGAGTTAGGTGCAAAAATGCAAACCGTAATCAACTCACAGCTAAAACGTGGTATCACGCCAGAATCACTGGGCGAAATATTGCGTGAGACAAAGGCTTACAACCGGAAAAACATCGAATCAATTTTTAATTCAGCTGGTTATAATGCCGAGCGTATTCTAAAAACTGAAAGTGCACGGTCAATCGACTATGTTGCTGATAGTTTTTATCGCCGCAACGGTGTAAAAATGGTTGAATGGGTTACGGAAGCTGGTGCTTGCAAAAGATGTGTTGAGTTAGAAGAAGCCGGCCCGTATAAGATTGAAGAAGCTCCAACTATACCAGACAATAGCCACCCAAGTTGTCGGTGCAGCAAGATTCCGGTATAATTAGTTTTGTCCCTTATTCCTTCGGACGTAAAATTGAAGGCCAAGCGTTATGCTACGCTAAAAGGTATCTGTTATGCCACATACAAAGCAAAAAAACGGAGGGAATATTAACATGGCAGAGAATGACGAACCAATCACTATGACACAAGAGGAACTAAGTGCGCTTATCCACAAGAGTGAGCGCAAGTTCCGTGCCGCAGCTGTTACTGATTTTAAGAACAGCGACGAGTTTTCACAAGCTATCAATTCAGCAGTTGACGAAGCAATTCGCAAAACGCAATTGACAGCAGAACAGAAAGCCGAAGAAGAACGCAAGGAACGTGAGAAGAAAGAAGCGGAAGAACGCCGAAAATTCAATCACGACAAAGCTGTTTTCGAGACAACTAAAGAACTAACTAAACGCGGTTTACCAGTTTCTTTTGCTGAAACGCTTGCTAATGAAGACCCCGAAAAGGCTAAGAACAACATCGATCAATTTGAATCTGACTTCAAAAAGACGGTTGATGACCGCGTTCTCAAAGAAACGCAAGGCAGTAACACGCCCAAGGCCGGTTCTGGAATCCCTGACAAGTATAAAGGCAAGAAGATTAGTGATATGAGTTACGAGGAACGTGTTGCTTTCCGCCGAGATTCCCCCGAAGCATATGACGAACAATACAAAGCAGAACACATTTAAGGAGTGACAAAAAAATGGCAGTTACAACATTTTCAAATTTAATTGAACCACGAGTATTCGCACAATATGTGCAGGAAATGTCTACTAAGACAAGCCGTTTCGTTCAGGCCGGTATCTTAGCTAATGACCCAGTGTTAGGCAACCGACTGTTAGACGGTGGCCGCATGGTTGATATTCCATTGCTTGGTGATTTAGGTGGAGAAACTAACGAATGGAACGATAAGCAAGATATTACCGCCCAAAGCCTGTCAACTGATTCAGCGCAAGCTATGAAGATGTATGAATATCAAGCTTATGCTGCTACTGACTGGGGTCAATTAGCAACTGGTGCACCCGTCATCAAGCAAATCGCTGAACGCTTTGGTGCTTACTGGGTTCGCAAGAACGAAAGCTGGTTAATCAGCGTGTTAAACAGTGCATTTGCCAATGCTGACATCGCCGAAACCAAAGGTTATAAGATTGGTGCTGAAACGTTATTCTCACCAGCAGACATGATTGCTGCAACTGTGCGCATGGGTGACGTTGCTGACCCAACTTTACAAAAGATTGTGGTTAACTCTGCTACGTTAGGTGAACTGCGGAAGCAAAACTTAATCGCAACTGAACAGCCTAGTGAAGCTGGCATGGTTATTCGCATGTATAACGGTCTCAATGTTATTGTTGACGATGAAATTCCTGTTGACGCAACCGGTAAGACATCAGCATTTATGTTCGCACCTAGCTCCGTATACTTCGCAACGGCTACCCCTGCTAACGGCATTGTTGTTAACCGTGATGAATTAAAGAACGGTGGTTCTGAAACTATCATCAACAAGCGCGTTATGGCTATGCAACTTGCTGGTACTTCCGTAGACTTGTCAGTGGCCCAAAGTGCTGACGAATATCGTCAAGCTGTTCTTGATGGTAAGGCCGCATACAAGATTGCTAGTGACCCACGTCAAATCGGTGTTGTCAAGTACGCGTTCAAGGTATCACCAGAATTTATCGTTGCTGGTATCAACTCGCCTAAGAAAGCTGCAAGCACTACAACCACGTCAGGCAGCGCTAAATAACCAATGGGGGTAATCCAAAATGAGTGAAGCAATGAATACCGCAGATCGAATTAAAGCGTTAGAAGACTTTAAAGATGTTTCGGATTTAGAGATAGATGGTGCAATTAAAACTGCGGGTTCAGTTGCTAAATCATATGGAATTGACCCAGAGGTTTGTGATTATGCAACATTTCTGTATGCCTGCCACTTGCTTATGATTATTCAAAACGGTGGTGCGATGGGGACAACCGTAAATGCTGGAGCTTATAGTGTTAATCGCGATACGTCACCAAACGACGGTTGGCTTAAAGCATTCAATGAGTTAGTCGCATCGCAAGGGCATTCGATGTTTGGACGGGCAAAGAGCCTGTATTAAAAAAGAAGGGGGCGTGTAGTTATGGCTAAGAAACTAACTAATTCCAATCGTAAGCAAAAGTACACTGTAAAAGACGGTGAAACTTTGTTAGACGTTTATACCAAGTTCGGCAATCAAACAACGGTTGGTGCAATTATGGAAGCCAATGGACTTAAAAAAAGTGCTGTTAAGTCTGGTAAAACGTTGGAAATTCCAGTGACGTTTTAATGGTTTCTGAATCGGAATTATTAAAGAAATTAAGGCTGGAACGTAGACGCTTGAAATCTTTAAATAAGTATCAAGCGGAAGCCGGTGCTTTGAAAAAAGTTCCAGAGCATTCCGAAGAAGAGCTGCGAATGATTGTACGTGCTAACGAATTTGGGACGATGACCATACCTGCACGTTCCTTTCTACGAGGTGCAGCTGCCAGAAACAAGCGTCATGCTTGGCGTTATGCTGCTAGTGTTTCCGTTGGTAAAATTATCAATGGTGAGCTAACAGCTATGGGCGCTTATAAATCAATTAGTAAGGTTATGGCAGAGGGTGTTAGACATCAGATTTCTATTGTCGGCCCAGCCAATGCCCCAGCTACAATTAAGAAAAAAGGGCGTAATGAGCCGCTGGTTGATACCGGCGGGTTAAGACGTTCAATTGATGGGAGGGTGACAACGCGTGGCTAAAATTAATGGTATTCTGCGAGATTTATCAATTTATAATCAACGTGTGGTTGTGCACCCGACGATTAATTCATTAAAAGGTAGCAGCGAAGAAAACGCATGGGGAGAAACAGAACCAATCACCAAAGAATTGATTGATAAAGACGACAAGGCGGAAGAGCTTTTCGAACCAGTCACGCCCGAAAACAAATACGGATCAAACGCCATCGCTAATGCCATCGAAAATTCTAATAGCAATCTGCCTACAAGATTACAATGGATTAGCTCAAGCGAATTTGCCATTGGGACAATCGTTGAAACGGAAAACAAGATTTTCCAAATTGATGACGTTGAGAACCATAGCGCGTTGACTGGCGTTTATGTTTATCGACTAAGGGGTGATGATACAATTGCCTAATAGCGAGCCATATAAAAGCAACGTTTATAGTTTCGATGAAATTATTTATCCGGTTATTAAAATAATTAATGATATAACAGGAATCAAGCCACAACCTAGTGGAAAAATAAAGGCAAATGACAAGCCGCCATTTGTAACTATTTATCCTGTATCATACGATGTTCCAACTTACGGCGAAAAGAATTACAACGACACAGAGATGGAAGCAGAAATTTCTGTTGACGTTTTCTCTAACACATTGCAATCAACCGTAAACATTTGCGCTAACTTGCGAGCTTACCTATTAGACACGTATACACGACAAGTGTTGCGCAGTAACGGTATTGTGATTGCAAGTGTTGGAACAGTCCAATCACGGTCAGTTCAAGCCGTGCCAGTGAATGAGCTACACCATCACGGGTTCGATTTAAAGATTAAGTATTGGCGAAAATACAATAGCCCCGTTGATACAATTTCATCAATTGACAATGATTTAAAAATTAAGGAGGAACAATAATGCCAGAAACATTAATGAGTACGGTAACACGTATTTCACCAGTTCACATGTCAAACACGTTTTCTCGTAATGTGAACACTACGGGTGCGACTGCTATTTTAACTACCGGTACTACTGCCGGTATTAAGGTTTATGAAAGCTTGGATAAGTTGGAAGCTGACTATCCAGAAACAACTAGTTTATACAAAAAGGGTCAAGTTTACTTTGCTAACAACGGCGAAGCAGTTTCACTTATCGTTTTAACTAGCACTAAGGCTACTGCGGCTGGTGAAGGTACTCCAGCACCTAAAGATGACGTTGATAACGCAATTGCTGTTGTTAAGAAGTATTTGTATGCCGGCTGGGACTTCTTGGTACTAGACGAACCAAACGCTGACTTGATGGCGGGCATTTCTAACTTTATGGAATTGCAGAATACTGGTTTGTTCTTTGCCTACAGCAACACTGCTGATGACCTTAGCAAGTTACAACTGAACAAGCGTACCGTTGGGTTGACTAATCCAGCCGCTACTACCGAAGAAGTTGCAGATGGGACTTACCTTGACGCACTCGATATTGCTGTTACAGCTAAGCTTGGTATGCTGCCACCACACGCAGCCTTGAAGTACACGCTGGGCGACTTGAAGTATATCAAGCCACAAGACCGCTTTGACTTTACGCCAGACGATTTAAAGCTGTTAGATGATAAGAACATCATCACCTATGCGTTCGTCGGCGCTAACCCTGCATTGACAAGCTCCCGTACTATGGGCACTGATATGCACATCGACATCATGCGTGGCCTTGACTGGGTACAAAACCTTATCAACTCGCGAGTTGTTGAATTGTTTAAGAACTCTCAAGACAACGGAATTCCATACACGGAATTAGGGTTTAAGACGGTTATTGATACGATTCGCACTGTGTTCTCTGACGCGTTCAATATGGGTATTGTTGCCCCTAAAGTTGACGAAAACGGTAACGAAAACGGTATGCCTGATTACTCCGTCGAATACGTTAAGCCCGGCAAGTTGTCACAATCATACGAACAAAAACGTGAAATGCGCGGTGTAACCACTTCTTACAAGCCTGCTGGCATGGTTGAAGATGTTTACATCTCTAACACTATCGAATATTAAAGGGGGAAAACACTATGAATCCAGATTTAGCTTCTAGCATTCAAGACGACGAACCATTGTACGACGCCCAAGACGTTGCTATTTACCTTAACGGGAAGCTTGTTAAGTTCTTCAACGGTGATGATTTAGTTGATGTATCATGGGCAAATGACCGCATTACTTGGACGGTTGACGCGCAAGGTAGTAACAGTGCTGTTCGTAAGCATGATGATCGTGGTACAATTACTATGCACTTGAACCGTGCGTCTGATACTTGGCAAGAGATTATGGAAATGGGTGCGTCAACTAAGTATGTTCGGATTGACATTCAAACGCCATTTGAACATGTTTACACCAGCAAGGCATTGCTCACCAAGAACCCTGATATTAAGGTCGGTGGCGACGCACAAACTGTTGACGCAGCATTCAGCGCTGGTCAAATCGTATTGGAACCAAAGAGTAACTAAAACAAAAGGAGCGTTTTAAAATGACGGAAAATACTAATGAAGAACAAACTGTAAATGGTGAAGCTAAGGACGAATTGGCAGAGGTAACTACGAAACCAACTGCTTCTATTTACCGTGACGAAGACGAAGTCATTAAGGTTGGTGACAATCTTTCGTTTGAATACTTGTTGAAGAACGGCAAGACATTACGCGTTGACGTCAAGAAACCTAACCTTGGAATTAGTACCAAGCTAGGCGATATGATGATGAAGCGCGTCACTGACGAAGACGGCAATTCATATATTCAAGCTAACAACGTTGACACCTATGAATTTCTAATGAACCACGTAATCAAGCTTGTAAGTATTGACACTAAGCCTATTCATAAGGTTAGTTTTGATACGTTAAGTGAAATTGGCGTTACTAAGAGCGAACTCGATGACGTCATGAACATCGTTGCCACGTTTCACCTGCAATAGCAACATCTTCTTTAGTAAAAGTGAAATAAAGCGTATTTTTAAAACGCGCCCCGAAATAGCCCTTAAATGGGCTATTTATATACACGGAGATAATAATATTTCATTTGAAGATATTGAAAACATGAACGGCAACGAACTAAGCATTTTGCAATACGCCACTGAAGAACGTATGAAAGAAAAACAATATGCTAGAGCTTCGGCAATAGCATTAGCGTTCGGAGGTTCGAAGGGGGGTCAATAAATAATGGCTACAATTGGTGCAGACACAATTGCATATAAGATCAATGTTCAAAACATGCAAAGATTGTCAGAATTAATTGACAAAGTAGGCACGCTGGGAAAAGGAATGACCAGCTTAAATCGAAAGCTTGATGACTTTGGCAAAAAGGCGAATTCTATACACACTAAAGGAATTAATGACGCAAAAGAGTCATTAAATGGTGTTGAAAAATCTGCTGATAAAGCTACTGATAAGACCAATGAGTTTTCCCGTGCTGCTGGTAAAGCTGGTAAAAGTGGTAACTTTAATCATCAAATTAACGGATTAAATTCCGTTTCTAGTCGTGCTGATCGGGCTTCAAAAGCATTCAATCGATTTAACAGTGCTGGCAATCGTATGGCAGAGGTTGGTAGACGAACAGCCATTTCATCGTTAGCAATTGGTGCAGGATTGATTAAGTCTGCTAATGACGCTGTTAAAGTGCAACACACCTTGCGTGAGACGTTTAACCTTGCTAAATACGGTGGTGAAGACGCTGCCGAGGCTCAAAAGAACGTTAATAAAATGCAAGATGATGGCAATAAGTATTCTGTTAGATATGGTGTTTCCCAGCGAAAGATTGCTGATGGTTATCAAGAATTAATCAAACGTGGTTATTCAACCAACCAAGCATTAGCTGCTCAAAAGAGTCTATTGCAAGCAAGTATGGCTTCCGGAGACGATTACAACGATGTTGTTCACAACTCTACCGCTGCGCTAGAATCATTCGGAATGCGTAGCAATTCAACGTCCAAAATGTTAAACAACACCAAAGACGTTGTTAACAAAATGGCATACGCGTCTGACTTAACAGCCACTGATTTTCAATCGATGGGTGTTGCTATGGAATACGTTGGAGCACGGGCACACCAGTCTGGGTATTCACTTTCTGAAACTGCTTCGGCCATTGGTATCTTATCTAACAACGGACTTGAGGCTCAAAAAGCCGGAACTGGATTGCGTAAGGTTATGCAATCTATCCAAAGCCCAACTAAGGGCGGTGCGGAAGCACTAAAAAGCATGGGTTTGAGTGCTAAGAGCTTCGTAGATCAGCGTGGAAATATGAAGTCAGTAACCGAAACCATGGCACTTCTTAACAAGCAAACACAAGGCATGAGCAAAGCTAAAAAAGGTGTTATTTTCCACGCCTTGTTCGGTGCTACTGGTGAAAACGCTGGGGCAATTCTGGCAAATAGTTCTAAGCAATTAGATGAATTAAACAAGAAAGTTGAAAAGTCAACAAAAAATGATTATGTTGGTAGATTATCTAAGTCAAATACGATGACAGCACAATCCCAAATCAAGATTTTCCAACAATCACTTAATTCGTTGGGGATTGCTTTTGCAACAACCGTACTCCCTAACTTGAATAGCGCATTACGTTTGTTCGACAAATTACTTTTCAAGATTAATGAAATGCCTAAGTCTCAAAAGAAGATTGTAACATGGGGTATTGTCGCCGTTGGTGCTATTGCTCCCGTATCGTTCGCGTTGAGCGGGTTATTAAAAACGATGGGTGCATTAAAAGCTGCATGGGCGTTTATAGTACCAGCTAAGGCTGCTGCTATTAAAGCTCCTTCCACATTAGGTGGAGGTATTGCCCCAGCGGGTGTAGCTAAGGCTGGTGGGTCAATCATGGGTAAGGTTGCCGCCGGTGCGTCAGTTGCCGGAGCTGGAATTGACATTGGTGCAAGTTTATATAGTGCAATTACCACCAAAAACAACACAACCCGTTATAAGAGTTATGGTAAAGCGGTTGGTACTGCAATCGGAACAGGCGTTGGTATGTTCTTCGGTGGCCCAGCCGGAGCTGCGATTGGTGCTACCGTTGGTCACGTTGTTGGTGGCTGGGCTGGTAAGGCAGTTCACAGCTTTAGCAGAACTAAAATGGGTCATAAAATTGGAAAAGTCTTATCACGTGAGTTAAAACCAGCCAATAAAGCGCTGAATTCACTCGGTAAATCAGCAAGTAGAAATCTTAACAAGAATATGCCTGCAATAAGACGTTCCATGCGTTCGTTAGGGCGATCCCTAGCACCTGCTGGTAAGTTTGTCAAGAAATACTTCGTGTTAGAAATGAAGCATGGTATTCGTGCGTTCGGGCATATCTTAAATGGTGCAATTTTAATCACAGTTGATGTTGTAAAAGCTTTGGCAGGGACATTTTCCGGACTATTCAAGATGTTTAAAGGCGAGTTGAAGTTATTCAACGACTTTTTCACTGGACGCTGGGGAAGTCTTTGGGGTGACGCCAAAACTGTATTCTCTGGTTTCGGAAAAGCAGTTGGTTCAATCGCCGAGGGCATTTGGAACACATTTTCTCATTGGTTTGGCATGATTTTCAATTTAGGGAAAGACGTAGGCAATTTCATTAGTGATTTGATGGGCAAATCTGAATCAAAATCCCCTAGTCTTTCCAAAGGACTTGTAAGAAATAACAAGCAAATCACCAACGGCATACACGGAAGTGGCAGCAAGCCTAAGAAGTCCGGAAAAATTGGATATAATGCTTTAGCGACCATTGGTGCTCATGCTAAAGGCGGCGTTATGAGTCATTCGCATTTGGCATTAGTTGGTGAAAACGGAGTTGAGCTTGGTTATTCGAAGCACGGTGCCCGATTATTAGGTACACGTGGTGCGCAATTAACGGGCGTCTACGCGGGTGAAAAGATTTACCCAGCTAGTGACACCAAGAAGATGTTAAACGGCGGTATGGGCGTTAGAATGTACGCTGATGGCAATGCAAAGCTTAACAGTGGAAGCAATTCGTCATCTGTAAAAATTAAAACGCCTAAGTTTAATAAGACTGAACGCGAGACTGCAAAGTCGATGAAACGTATTAAAAACAGTATCGTTGGATCATACAATGGCAGCACAAAGAATTCGCGTAAGATTGTTAATAGCTTTAGTTCGCATTCTAAGCAAAAGTGGAACCGAATATCCAAAGATACAGACAAATTAACTAATCGCACGAAGAACAATACGGTTAATGACTACTCTACAATGAGCAGCAAGGCACTCAATATTCAAAACAAGCTGCGTGGAAGTCTTTACAAAGTAAACCAAGGAATCGCAAGCGACTTTAATTCGATTTTTGGTAAGCTTGACAACTATATGGCTAGTGCTATGAAGAACGTTATTAAGCAAATTAACCGTGGTGACCGTGCCATTAACGAAGTTTTATCTAAGTTCGGTGGTGGTGGTTCAACGTTACCAACGGTCAGTTTCGCAACTGGTTCACACGGGCCAATTAAGCAAAATACAATGGCTGTTGTGAACGACGCCAATTCTTCTCAACGTCAAGAAGCTATCGTTAAGAAAAATGGACGCGTTCTTATGCCACAAGGCGATAACGTTGTTATGCCATTAGCTGCTGGTGATGAAGTCCTTAACGGCCATGAGGTCGCTGCTTTGCAAGGTTCAGGACAATTGCCACACTATGCTAAGGGTACAGGCGCACTAAAGCGATTAATCAAGCGCAACAACGCTAACCCTAACCAAGCATTTAACACGACGTTTGGTAACAATTCCAAAGCAAATGGTGGCACTTTCCTAGGAACATCAGTGCTTAACAACGCCCGTGGTGCAGCTAACAAATACGGTAAGCCATGGAATGCCGAGGTATGGTCACAAATGGCAGCAGCTATGAGTGGCAGCAGTAACGGTGGCCCAGTTAGACATAGTCCCGGCAATGGCTGGGGTGTATCGTCTGGATTTGGTAATCGTGGTAAGGTTTCTGGTGGATTTAGCAGTCATGATGGTGTCGATTTTAGCGGTGGTAAGACCGTTCACGCGATGAATACTGGTAAAGTTACGCATGCCGGCGGTGCACCTGCTGGTTGGGGTGGCGGTAACGGTATTGGTCAAAACGTTGTTATTAGTGGCGGCGGACTAGATTATATTTACCAAGAACTTAACGGTAAAGCAAACTCCGGTGCAAACCTATTAGTTGATGTTGGCGATACCGTAAAAGCAGGCCAAGCAATTGCTAAATTAGGGCCTAGCGGTAGCCATGTTCACGTTGGGGCAACTAATCATAAGATGTTTAGTGTTAGCGGGTCATCAACGGCTGGTTGGCTTAATCCATTGCACGTTAAAGGTAAAGCTGCCAAGAACAGCAAGCATGACTCGCGTTTATCTAAATTAGTTAAGTCAGAGATTGGCGACAAGCTGAAATGGGTATC